AAAGGCGCAATGATGGCAAGTGATCCAATCTCTTACAACAAAGAGGATTTGCGCGGAATTTTAAGAGCTTTCAAGGCCATGAACGATGAAGCAATTTCGGAAGCCAAAACAACATCAAGCGGCCTTGCGGATTTTGTAAAAAAGAAAGTCGTACAAACGGCTGGCCAGCGTGGCAAGGGTCAGATTGCCGCACTTCGAATCGCTGAAGGTGCAACAGTTTCTAAGTCTTCAAAGATTGGCGAAATCTCTTATGGTTTCAGAGGCCAGAAGTTTAGCGGTGGCGGGACGACTCAACAGCTTTGGGGCGGCAATGAATTCGGCTCAAACAAATTCAAGCAATTTCCAATCTGGTCGGGTAAAGAGGGACGCGGGTCCAAGGGATGGTTTATCTATCCAACCCTGCGAAAGATCCAACCGGATATTGTAAAGCGGTGGGAAGAATCTTTCTCCGACATTTTAAAGAAATGGGCGTGAAATGGCCGGTCCCAGTCGCACCCTAAAACTCTCCATTCTTGGAGATGTAGACAATTTGGTGAAGAGCCTTAAAACAGGCGAATCGGCTACAAACAATTACACCAAGACACTTGGAGATTTTGCCAAAAAGGCCGCTGTGGCATTTGCCGCCGTTGCCGGAGCTGCAACAGCTTTCGCCGTCTCATCAATCAAAAACGCGCTGGCAGATGAAGCGGCTCAACGCAAACTGGAAGAAACATTAAGGGCAACAACAACAGCCAATGAAGCACAAATCAAATCTGTTGGAGACTGGATCGACAAAACTTCAATTGCAATCGGTGTCACAGATGACAATTTACGGCCCGCATTTGCTCGGTTGGTCAGATCGACCAATGATGTCGAAGAGGCCCAAAAACTGGTCAATCTTGCGTTGGATATTTCAGCCGCTACGGGCAAGCCGCTTGAGACTGTAGCGAACGCGCTTGGCAAAGCTTATGACGGCAACGCCGCATCACTGGGCAGACTGGGCTTGGGCCTTGATGCCACAATCTTAAAAGGTGGAGACACCGACAAAATCTTCCAAACGCTAACAACCACATTTGGCAACTTTGCAGAAAATGAAGCTGAATCAACGGAAGCGCAATTTCGCCGGGTGGGCATTGCCGTGGATGAAGCGAAAGAATCTATTGGCGCGGCTTTGTTGCCAATCGTTGAAAGACTTGCAGCCTTTCTCATAAACACAGCCGTCCCAAATCTGAACACATTTATTCAGGCTTTAACAGGAAAAGGCAGCATCGCCGAAGCGACAGAAAATGGAACACTCGGAGCCTTTAACTTTGGCAAGATGGTTGAAAAGGTCATCAAAACTGTCTATAACTTTCGCGGTGTACTTATCGCAACAGCTGCCGTCATCGGCGGTGTTTTTGTAGTTTCAAAAACAGCGGCGGCGGTGGCGGCAACAATCATTGTTATCCAATCTTTAATCAAGGCATACAACGCATTGAAAACATCCGCGCTTGTCGCTGGCATCGCATCGGCTTTCGCGCTGAATCCACTTCTCGGAGTGGGAGCGGTTGCATTAGCGGCGGGTGTTTTGGCAGCTGCAAACGCTTTGGGCAAAAATGAAAATAATACAGTCGATCAGCTTGGAGTTCCCGCCGATCTTAAAACCGACTATGGCACTTATGTTCCACCTGAATTCAAAGTCGATACATTCAAGGGCGAAAGCTTTATGGGGACAAACCCGCGCGGTACAACCAATCCCAATGAAATCATTGGAGCCGGTAGCCAGGAAGAATTGACAAAAAGGCTGGAACAGATCAGCGAAACAATAAAAGAAATGGATTTTAGATTTGCCACTGGCGGCATCTCACGGGCAAGCCAAATTGAGCAATTGGGGCCATTGCTCGCCGAAATGCAGGTTCTGACAAAGCAACAACAGGCGATCAATGCCCAACCAAAAATTGAGATTACTGTCAATGGTGCAATTGACAAAGAGGGAACAGCCCGAACAATTGTGGACAGCTTAAACAATTCATTCTATCGAGGCACTAGCGGCGCGGGTGCATTGGTCTTCGAATGACAATCTTTAATCCAATTTGGAGAGTCAAGATCAATGGCATCCAATATCAATCGGCGGTTTTGGCAAATCTGGTCATCAATTCTGGCCGGACCAATATCTATGAGCAGGCTCAAGCCGGATACATCAGCATTGAATTGGTCAATCTGGATCAGTCAAATGTTTTGGCGCAAATCAACAATTCTTTGACTGTTGAATTGCAGAATTCCGCCGGGACTTATGTGCCGATCTTTGGCGGGTCAATTGTTGAAGTGGGCATTTCGGTGGCCGAAATTGGGAGCATCGGCTACACACAGCGGGTCAGCATCATTGCACTTGGAGCATTGGCCAGATTGCCGAAAGCCTTGACCGATGGCGTTTTAAATCAAGATTTTGATGGCGATCAAATCTATACAATTTTGAGCCAAGTATTGTTTGCATCATGGCAAGAAACCCCCGCAGCTTTGACATGGGCAACCTACGATCCGACAGAGCAATGGAATGATGCCCAGAACACTGGGCTAGGCGAAATCGACCAGCCGGGCAATTATGAGCTGGCAGCTAGATCGTCAGAGCGGACAGATGTCTATTCTTTGGTCTCAGCTTTGGCAACTAGCGGGCTGGGCTATATTTACGAAAACGGTCAAGGACAGATTTCCTACGCCGATTCAACGCATCGAGCGAGCTATTTAGCCGCGAATGGATACATTGATCTGACGGCTAATCATGCTCAAGGATCTGGGCTCAGTATCTTGTCAAGGGCTGGAGATGTCCGAAATACCATCACCCTTCAATACGGGGCAAATTCATCATCCGAAGTCGATGCCGTGGATTCCGAATCTGTTGGACTTTATGGCCAATTGGCCCAGATTTTTAGCACCACAATCAAACATCAAGCTGACGCGCAGGATCAAGCTGATTTCTATTTGGAGCTGCGAGCATTCCCGCAATTCAATTTCGATGCAATCACTTATCAGCTGACAAATCCAGAGATCGATGATGCAGATCGTGACGCGCTGATAGGGGTTTTCATGGGCATGCCGATCAGCATTGCCGATTTGCCGTTAAATATGTCATCGGGAAACTATTTGGGATTTGTTGAGGGATTCACATTTCGGGCAGCGTATAACGAAGTGAGCGTCTCGCTTAATCTTTCACCATTGGCGTTTTCGTTGCAGGCAATGCGCTGGAACGATGTGCCGATTGTGGAGCAATGGCAGACAATAATTCCAACACTGGACTGGGAACATGCGACTTTGGTCGCGTAAGGGGAAAACATGAGCAATCCAACAACACCATTCAGCTGGCAAATGCCGACAGCCACAGATTTGGTCACAGACTTGCCGGCAGATTTCGAAGTCTTTGGTCAAGCCGTTGCAACATCGATGGCCGATCTTTTAGGTGGTACCACTGGGCAAATCCTGTCCAAGACATCCAACACAGACATGGATTTTACTTGGACCACTCCAAATCCCGGAGACATCACCGGAGTCACAGCCGGGACCGGTATTTCAGGCGGGGGTACATCGGGAACAGTGACAGTCTCACTTGATTTCACAGCTGCAAAGACTTTGACATTTAACGCCCAGACTGGCACGAGCTACACGCTGGCCATTGGAGATGCGGCTGGCGTATTGGTCACAGCATCAAATGCGTCTGCAATAACAGTCACAGTGCCGCCATCTGTATTTTCTACAGGGCAACAAATAAATCTTCAACAAATCGGCGCAGGTCAAGTGACATTTGCTCAAGGTGCTGGCGTGACAATTACATCAACCGGTGCAACAGCATCGGCTCCAAAAATTACAAAACAGTACGGAGCGGCAACGATAATTTGTACTGGTTCAAACACATTCACAATTATTGGCGGGCTGTCATAAAATGAACATTTTGGGCATTGTTGCATCAAGTGGGGTAAACTCACCAACGGCTGTCGATTATCTTGTAATCGGTGGCGGCGGTGCTGCAAAATTTGGCGGCGGCGGCGCGGGTGGTTATCGCACTAGCACTGGATTTTCTATCGGTGCATCTTTTACAGTAACAGTCGGCGCAGGTGGCACTGTGGTCAGCGGAAGCGGCAACAATCCAACATCTGGAGCAGATAGCGTTTTTAGCTCGATTACAGCTGCTGGCGGCGGCAGGGGTGGACATAATGGCGCGGCTGGTACAGCTGGCGGATCAGGCGGCGGCGGTGGTGGTGCGTTTACCGGCGCAACGGCGGGCGGCGCAGGAAATACACCTAGCACATCACCATCACAGGGAAATAAAGGCGGCGATTCTATTGCCACTTATTCTCAAAGTGCAACGGGCGGTGGCGGCGGCGCATCTGCCGCGGCGGCTGATACTTCCGTCAGCGGTACAGGCACAGCGGGCGGCGCGGGAACATCATCATCAATTACTGGATCGGCCATAACTAGAGGTGGCGGCGGTGGTGGTTGGGGTAATACTACGGCTGGCAGTGGCGGCACTGGCGGTGGTGGTGCAGCTGCCGTAAATGCTGCGGCAACATCTGGAACTGTCAATACGGGTGGCGGCGGTGGTGGAACAAACAATCCAAACACTCCGGGTCAAGGTGGTTCCGGAATTGTTGTTCTATCTTATGCCGACACATTTGCAGATTTCACATCAATCACTGGATTGACTTACACAAAAACTTCAAGCGGTGGGAAAACGATTTACACTTTCACAGCGGGAAATGGAACAGTGACAGTCTGATGGCACATTACGCATATTTAAATGATGACAACATTGTGGTCAATGTAATCACAGGCATTGATGAAACTGAATTGAGTGAGGGACTTGATCCGGAAACATGGTACGGAAATTTCACAAATCAAAAATGTGTTCGGACTAGCTACAATGCCGCAACAAATGGTTTTAGATTTAATTACGCGGGGATTGGATACACCTACGATCCGATCGATGATGCATTTGTCCCGCCGATGCCTGGGTGTGGCCATGAATCTTTGACACTTAACGATCTCAAAAGATGGGAGTGTGCAGATTGTGATGAAATCGCAAAACGGATGGCCAGCATCGAAGAGCAGGGATGAAATTGGCATTGAATCATTTCCAGTACCCGGCACAAAGATCAAGCTTGCATGTGCCAAATCTGTCGCGCCATTGCTTGTCGGAGTTGCAGCCGAATTCCATCAGCTGATCGAGCCAATCGATAAAG